AGTAAATGATAGCTACACTTGCAACGAGGATCAACAGTTGTTGTATAACAGGTCCAGTTTGTCCCAATTGATCGATTGTAGATTGCGAATCATCAATATTTGACTGCATGCGAGTGATTGTGTTTTTATTTTGAGCAACTTCTGATTTACTTCCCCCGAATGCTTTCTTGAAAAACCCAACAACATCCTTTACTTGCTTATTTACAGTCATAACTGTTGTTTGGGCATTGTAATCTGATTCTAGTTTTTTAACAGTAAGATCACGCTGTTGATCTAAATTTGAAAACATTGTACCGGCTGGTGCAGGTGTTTTCACAAGTGTATTAATTTGCTGTGTCACAGTGTCGTAATCTGACATTATATTATCTATTATACCTTCAAAAAACTTAATGATATTCCTTTTGATAATACTAGACGAATCGGATTCACATCATCACCACGCTGTTTCGGATAGTCTGCAAATGACGGTTTGGGGTGTCCACCACGAGTAGCATCAACTAGCTGAACCTGTTGACGACGCATTGCTGTAATAAAAGACGCATCCGTACCAGGACCTTTCTGAACACCATTTTTCATGTTAAAAGACACTTTAGACGTCGGCATTTATTTATATGTAATAAAATGTAATGGACGTTAAAAAGTTTCAAGATTTACGGAGCACAAAAATATCCAATTTTGAGAAACAGTATACATCATTAAAAAGCCAATATTCATCTGCATTAGCAGCTGCAATAAATGAAACAGATCTCACGAAGCGACAACCTCTTGTTCAGAAGGTTCTTTCAATAAACGGTGAAATATCAGCAGCTGTAAAAGATATTATGTCTTCACTCAATGAAGGGACAGAGAAGTTTAGTCCTAAGACCCTTACTGATTTAACGAATGACTTAATTCAATACCAAAAAGAATATAATGATATTGCGGAAAGCAAAGATAAGTTACAAACATTGAAGATTATACAGAATACGACAAATGATAACTTATCAAGTGCCGAATGGATGTATAATTTTTATTTATTTGGTCTTATTGCATTAATTTTCTTTGTTATTTATCTAGTATTTAGTACACCATCTCAGAACATATTCAGCACAATAGCAGCAACAGTAAGTCCTCCGACAATAAAATAGTATGATGTATAATTAGGGGATACTGGTGTAGCGGTTTGGGGAACTAGACGCATTTTAGCGGATGTCAGTTCATCATGACCCGAAACAATATTTCTTTTTGCATCTGTAGTTTGTGATTTTAGATCACGAAGTTTACTCTCTGTACCCGACTTATAAAAATCTGAAATTGTTCCAGACTGTGAATCAACTTCAGATTGCATTGAAGCGATAATGTTATTTAATCCTTCTTTTGCGGATTCGTAGGCTGTCTGATAAGCAGCCCCTCCTGTTATTGCATACTGTAAAAAATTATCATGGTAACTACGGGTTAATGTCGTAAACTGGCTATCCATTATATCTAGTGTTCGTAAACATTTGCCAAGCAGTAGCGATAATGTACATTTGTTGCCGATGCTTCATCTAGACCAGAAACTTCAATCATGTCGCCCGGACGTGCTCCGATCCATTTCCCCATAGCATCTTGAGAGTCAATCCAAGGACATTCGGTGGGATCTTTGATATTAAATTTCTTCATCACTGCGGCTCTTTCATCTTGGGGAAGAATGCGCTGCTTAGGTACGTCTCGGTGACGAGGAATATCAATTTGTAGCTTTCGGATTTCAAATAGCTGAACAAGCATATTTTCAGGTTTAGTAATATAGCTTCGAAGAAACGCAAGAACTGTCTCAGATGACTTAGACAGTGTAACAACAATCATTCCGTTTGTATGTCCGTTCTCGGTTGCATATGTAATAAATGAAGTGAGATCATTTACACTGACACGAGTCTTGTTACCAAACACGATAAACATACCACCGAATGTATACATTGTTGTATCGTCTAGCGGTGTGCCGACTAGTTCAAACCCCTCACCTTTAAATCCTCGAGCGGTAAGCATTGATTTTAGATTATCAAGCGCACGATCTTCGGGAGCTTTAAATTTAACAGGCTCCATAGTTGTTATCATCTTAATATGAAAAAAGGTCAATCCATTTTCCACATATAGAGTAAATGAAGGACAATTTAACATATGTGGTACTTCTTGCTGTCGTCGTATTAGTCGGATATGTTCTCATGCAATCAAAGGAAACATTTGTACCTGAGTTTCTAGAACAAGGTAACGTAAAGGCTACTTCTGAGACACGTCAGTCATCTTATGCTCAAAAGACAAATCATTTTGCAATGACACCATCTGTTACGGAACCTGTTCCTGGCGTAGAAACTCCTTTCCGCGTTAACATGCATAATTCATTTATGACTTGACGAGAAAGATGACATTATTAACAAACCAACCCATGTGATACCCATTTTTCATATATTCGACCATATGTTTAGTGTTATCGAGATCAACAACCCATCCAAGTGTGTGAAAACGACGAATCCAATCAATTTTCCATCGACAATTGATATGACCAGTCCCTCCTTGTCCCGGAATTGCGGCGGAAAAAATAATTTTATCACATAAATTACTGATATTTGTAAGAACTGGCAACCAATTGGAATCATCAATATGTTCTAGAACTTCTAAACATAGACCTAGAGTATTTTCTTTTTTTGTGCGCTGTAAAGGTTGTGTTAAGTCAAACTGTACAACATCTGAACACAACGCCGCATTTACAGCATCTTCGGAAAATTCATAACCAATACATTCAATCAAGGGGAGACGTTTCTTTATCTCATTCAAATAAAGACCCGTTGAACATCCAAAATCTAGAAATGTAGAACATGGGACATGTGTAGAAATATAATCGGCGATACGAACTGCCTGAGGGTATTCGTCATTTTCAATTGATTTATGAAAATCACGACTGTACATTTTTATTTAAAGCTATGATCAAGATGTTTAAATAAAAATGAGATTTCATGTATTTGCTCTACCACATACTATTACGCGAAAAGATTATTCGGCATGTGCGTTCACGCAGAAGGTATTAAAATTTTGTAAAATGATGACAGAAAAAGGTCATACGGTTTATCATTATGGTCACGCAGATTCAGAGGTTATATGTACTGAACATATTGCTGTTACTGATAATGAAGTTTTAGAAAAGGCATATGGTATTTACGACTGGAAAAAGAATTTTTTTCAACACAATGCTGCGGATCATGCACATCAAACATTTAATCAGCGTGCAATTGTAGAAGTCGGAAAACGCGTACAGCAAAATGATTTTGCACTATGTTTCTGGGGATATGCGCATCAGGCTATTTTTGAAGCCCATCGCCAACTTATCCCTGTAGAACCTGGAATTGGATGTCCTAATAAAGTATGCACCCCGTATGCAGTATACGAATCATATTCAATCATGAACTTTGTTTACGGAAAGTTTGACAAATCCCCTCATTTTTATGATGCCGTTATTCCCAACTATTTTGATCCCGATGACTTTGAATTTTGTGACACACCCAAAGATTATTTCCTATTTGTTGGTCGTATTATTGATTCAAAGGGTATCGGTATCGCTGTAGATATTACTAAGCGTATTGGTGCAAAGTTGTATGTTGCTGGACAAGGTGATCTAGCTGCTGCGTGTGGCGGTAGTATCCCCGATCACGTTGTTGAGATTGGCTATGTAGAACCCGAACAACGTAAGCACATCATGAAGTATGCAAAGGCCCTTATTGCTCCGACCATCTATAACGAGCCGTTTGGTGGTGTAACAATTGAGGCGCTCTTTTCAGGAACTCCTACTATTACGACAGATTGGGGTGGATTTGCAGAGAATAACCTTCATGGAGTAACAGGTTACCGTTGCCGCACGATGGAACAATTTATGTGGGCATGTAAAAATATTGATCGTATTTCTCGCAAGGATTGTCGTGACTGGGCTGTTAATAACTTTAGTTTAGAACGCGTTGGTCGTATGTATGAAGAGTATTTTAGCACTCTTCTGAAAGTTCATGATGGTTCGGGTGGTTTCTATGCAGAAAATCCCGAACGTACTGATCTAGAATGGCTTAACAGATATTATCCTACAGGATCAATACTGCAGCCTCTGACGGCTTCTGAGGAAGCGTTCCTGAAGCCCGATGCTGTAGTACTACGTCCCAAACAGTCTTGAAACTTACAATATTTTTAAGAAGCCAGTTGGGATCATGATCAACAGTTTGTTGATGCACAGTGCTTAGTTCCCAGTAGAAGACTCTGTGATCATCTTCATTATTGTATATTTCTGATCTCCACTTAGGAACACTTCTAGAATCTGTAAAATGTTTATATGTAACAACTCCCGAATCAGTAACACCAAAGAATGATTTATACTGAGACTTGGAATCTACCCATTCGGTATAGGTTAACTCCTTAAACTTCATTTCAACAAACTCACATCTTGAAATACGAGTACATTCCATTTGAAGCTGCATTTGACACATATACTGATTTGATACAGTCCCATCAACAATACGACTAATTGGACATTTGATTTCAATTAGTCGATTATGTAGCAGATGAGTTGTATCCGAACAACGCAAAATACCGTCAGGTGACGCACCTAGAAATGAATACTCGGGGTGAGGAATACACGTTGTATCTACAATGTTGATTCCGGGATTTTGAAAGCAATAAATATCTTTTGCGATTTGTTCAAAACGAGTTCCCCAAACAAGAGATCTTGCGCCTGATCCTTCTGATGAACGAACTACAAGCTTTGATACTACAATTTCATGCTTCATCGCAGGAGTGGAATCTACACATGCTTTATAAATTTCAGATGCAGTTAACATTTCACCCCGTTTTTGATGCCATTCGGCTGTTCTCTGATCGTTTTTTCCATACATTGTAATAAGATCATCAACAGAGTAGTCCATTTATTTTATAACATATACTACTATATAAACCGAATCCATTTTAATGCTAAGAATGAAAACTATCAATACAATGGAAATTCAATCACAAGAGCAATGGGTTTTATATCGTTTGGAGAAGTTTTATTCAAACGCCGAAAATTTTAATCGTGTAAAAAATATTTTAGATGGTAAATCAAAAATTTCACTTCGACTTATTGACTGGTTTGTTACAAATTACTCAAAAAAGTATAATGTAACATATGTCACAAAAAATCAGAAACATATGATAGTATATTTATCATATAAGTCTCATCTTAAGGCTTATAGCAAAAAAATGTTTGATCCGTTCTGCCGTTGGAAGCGAATTAAATTTCATGAAATAGAAACAACTGTTGGTCAGTTGAATTTCTTTGAATGGGCAATTACAGACGATGTTCTGAAATATCTAGACGAACACCAAGAAGAAGTTCATAAGGATATGGAGAATCGTATACAAGACTCGAAAAAAAATGAAGACCAACCCAAGAAGCGCCACGAGCTTTCAAATTCGGCTACAAAGTCCATGAAGCATCATGAAACGCGTGTAACTATTTCATTTGATTAACTATATTACTAACAAATGTTCTCAAAACTGAGACATACTCTTTGCTATAAAAATTTATCTCCTGAGATTGCTAACCATGATCAGGATATAGACGCAGATGAATGGGATTATAATGGACGAACTGTATATCGTGGAATTGCTGATCATACATATGATAAATACGATGTATCTGTTTATTGGTTATATGATTCTGATCTAAAGCGTGTCGGTTTATCCGAACATGAAAAGAATGATGAAGAAAAATTTGAAGCACTTTGGTTTCATGAGAATGATTTTTCCACTTTATTACAGGAAGACTGGACATCTCTTGATAAAACAATTTGGTCATCATTGTCCCCCGAAGCATATCAGGACTGTTTAGAAGACGAATTTGAAAATGTAATTGATCGTACACTTCTATCAAATATTCGTCTTATAACTCCTTCTTTTGTAGAAGATCTGCCATTTATCTATGAATGTAAAAAGTGCAACAAAAAGTCTATTTCAGAGATGAAAAATTGTTCAACCTTGAAAAAAACATATATAACTTCTAAATCTATTCTTTTTATTGATTCAAATTTTATTTTATACATCCCCCCAACAAACTCGTCTGTTTGGTCTAGGCTGGGGCTCCAGACGCCTTCTTACGGCGACTCATCGGCTTCTCAGCCTGAGCAGGCTCCTCTGCAGGAGCTGACTCCTCAACTGCCTGAGACTCCTCCTCAACAGGAGCTACGGGTTGATCAGGGGCATCTTCATCCTCCTCAGGACTCTCATCCTTGAAAACATCCTTAGCGGTTAGCTTACTCTGCGGATACACACGCGCAAACGTGAGTCTCCAAGTAATTCCAAAGCTACCACCTGAAATAGTGTATACACTACCACTGACCACTAGACTCGCGCTGACTCCCTTAGGGAATACGCTTGATAGAGAATCGGGAGTAGCATAGATCGGATTGCCATTTCCATCTGCAATGTCAGCCTTTACACTGCCATCGTAGACGGGGAGCTTCACACGGAAACTAGGCGGATACTTGCCATTCGGCACGCGCTCACCATTAACCATGTCAGTCGAAACTTTCACGATCTTGGAGAAGCTATCACGGATAGCCTCTAGCGAACGCTTCTTGCCAAACCACTTGGTACTGTTCTCTAGCGCCTGCTGAATAGTTAGCTCCTCCAGATCATGGAGAAGATTATACAGAGTGCCAGTATCAGAACCATCGGTACTGCGAGCTACACCATACTCGTCGCATCCTTTGAGAGGAACGCTGATTGAATATGACTTGGCACCAGTCTTCTCATCTATCTGAGTCCATAGACCGCCAGATAGTAGAACCTTCGCCGGTAGACGAATTTGAAAACTTTGACCTGCATGCTTCATGTTGACAGAAGGACTACGGTTGGGCTTTACTGGACCTACTACAAAATTCATCTTGCTCATGTCGATGCTGCTGGGTGATAGAATAGTGATATTGCTAGCCATTTTATCTTGTTGTACTTTCTATAGCACATATTCGATTTAAATCCGTTTTCAATAAACATAATAAGATGCCGCTATGTTCGGCTTGTAAGAGTAAAACATCGACAGATCAATGCGTATATAATTGTCTGGATGGACTCTTGTTCTGTGGTCACCATATCAAGGTAAAAGAACCAAGACTGTGGGCTATCGTGAACAAGCTTGATATAAAAGTTATATTGATTCAAAAAATATGGAAAGGTTATCATATCAGGCGTCTATTACGTCTAGCGGGACCAGGTGTATTAAATCGCAGTAAATGTAACAACAAGGAAGAACTATTTACGTTTGATGAATCTAAAACAGTTAATCCGTTTGATTATTTCGCATTCGAAGAAAATGGTCAAATATATTGGTTTGATATCAGAAGCATAATACAATGTCTCGATTCTTCGGACGAACTAACCAATCCGTATACTCGCCAAGAAATATCCACAGACGTTAAAAAACGTCTACATCAACTACACACCTTTCGTTTACGAAGACGACTTCAAACATTACACACCGCAGAGCTAATACGATCAATGGATCAAATACTTGGTAATCGTTTTAGACATATTTCACATATTTTGCAGGCAAATGGTTTTTTTGGAATTACTCCCGACACATTCATATCGCTTGGTCCTATCAATATTGATTTTTACGTACTATCGTTATTTGAGGAATTCACGCAGTGGGCACTTGAACATTCGAATAAGAGAGATTCGCGTCGACACAAATATTTGATATTTATTCACGATCTCCCTATAACGTTTCAACATTGCAGTTATAAGCAATATATGTATGTTCTTTCAAACATTCTACTTTTTATTTTGAACGATTGTTCGGAGCCGTTTCAGGCTTGTTTTATAATTATGAGCAGCCTGAATAGAATGTGATTTAAACAGGTCAGGATATATGTAAGCATACCAACCGCGTTAGAAATGCCTTCCTCTTCTTCCTCAGTTAATTCAAACAAGATGGCCAAGGATACCAAGACGACCAAGCCTGCCCCAAAGACTGATGCCACTGCCCCTGTAGTTGTTGTTGCCGCGAAGGCCCCCCGTGTTAAGGCCGCCTCCAAGACGGAGGTCACGGTACCTGTTGTGACCGCCCCCGTGGTTGCCGGTGAGACTGTCGCGGTTGTTGAGGACACGCGCACCGCCGATGCGATCCTTTCTACGCTACAGGACACGCTAAAGGCCATCAGTGCCGAGATGACGACTCGCATGCGCGATGCCGTAAAGTCTGCTCTTGAGGCTTCCAAGGCAGTCAAGCGTGAGCTTCGCAGTAAGGGCAAGCGTCACCGCAAGAACCCGGAGGACATGACCCCCGAGGAGCGCAAGACGTACGAGTCTCGTCGTGCTAACAACGCCTTCCTCAAGCTTCGCCCGATTACGGATGAGCTTGCGACGTTCATGGGCCTACCGTCCAAGAGCCAGAAGAGCCAGACGGATGTGACGAAGTTCGTGGCGACGTATGTCAAGGCGCACAACTGCTTTGACCCGTCCTTCAAGCGCCGCATCCTACCTGATGCCAAGCTCGGCAAGCTCCTCCGTGTAAAGGATGGCCAGGAGGTTACGTACCTCAACCTCCAGAGCTTCCTCAAGGTGCACTTCGTCAAGCCGGTTGTGCCTGTGTAAATTTCTAGTTTTATGTAAAACTAGTGGTGGAGGAGAATAACTAAATTAATAAATTACAAAACAGGTACCAAACGGTTATCTATTTTGTAAAACGGAAAGAATATAGAGTTATTTGATCTGGATTAAATAAGATGGACAAAGTTCCAAATGCAGAAGAGTTTGTCAAAACTCGGTTTTGTATTCTAAAATATCAACAGTCCAAATTACATTTTGGAGATAACTCGAGTAGTTATTTGAAAGGAGAAGGACTTGTCTTTCTAATCTATACAGACGAATCGCAAACATATGAATTCATATACAACACAATTTCAAAAGAATTTGGTGAATGGAAAGGCCATCTCGAGGCATGTTGTACAATGAGCTGTGATTATTACGGATGTGCTGCAAATTATAAGTAAAAACGAATTAAAATCTTTTTTAATTTGACGTGTGATAACAAAATGTCGGTCCCCCAGAAGAACTCTGGAAACAAGAACAAGGGACAGTCTGCGAGTCGCGACAATCAGGATCGTTTGATTCGAAATTTCATTGATGATCTTTCTAAAAATAATGGATATGTGGAAAATGTATACATTGGTAAAATTAGTAGGCTGTTTGGAAACAGTCGCGTTGAAGCGGTTTACCAAAAGAAGGTAAACGATGAGATTCTGGTAGATGTTGTTCAAGCAGCAATTCCTGGAAAGTTTCAGGGACGAAACAAGCGTCATTTCTGGATTGAAGCCGGAAGCTTGGTTCTTGTAGCAGATACAGGGCTTGGATTTGAAATTGCTGCTCTGTTGAACAGAGATGACATGCAACTGCTTAAGAAGTTTACAAAGATTAACCACAATATTTCAGGTGACGAAGTCATCGATGAAGTGTTTGAGAAAGCTGATGAGGAAGATCTAAATGTTGATACTATCTAATTCAGAATCAGACAAAATCATTTCGTGAGGTAACTCCAGGTATAAAATTGTACTAAAAAATGGAGTAATTCGGTTGTCGAGAACAGCTGCGCGAATTTTTACATTTGTAGTGACTGTAGTCAACAAACGATGGAATAATTCATCTTTCTTCATTGTATCTTTAATCTTCATCTTGCAAACTTTACCATCCCAACCACATAAGTTTCCTTTACAAGAATTCTTTGAAAATTGGCCACATGGTTTGCGAATTTTACTAATAAATTCACCAGGGTTCTCAATATCAACAAACATTGTAGTTGCGGAAAACCACTTTTCTAACAAAGATGTTGTTACCTTTTTAGTAGAGAATTCGAGAGCATCTCGGAGCTGACTATAATCATCGATTGATAAGTCCTTTGCAAGTTGAAATAACAAAAATTCAAAAACTTCGGATGAATAGTTTACATCGCGATATACAGTTTGTAACTCGGCAGACTGCTCGCCAAATGCTAGGTCTGTTTCACCAAACTTGCGAACTGTTTCTGCAACTTCATCATTTTTATGAACACTGTTAGATAGTTCAGGCTGAATAGGGATAACTAATCCCGATGCAGTTACAATTTCAACTTTACGATTCTTATTATCATATACATCCTCTCGCCATGCGTAACCTTTTGAATAACTTTCCGCGATTGGAAGATAAGTCATCACATCTTCGTAAGAAGGTAAACTAAATACATCTTTATATCCTGATATTTTTGCCTGTGCAACATCTGGTAACTGTGATGGCTTAAATGGTAATATCACCTTACTTTCGATATAAAAAGCCTGACCTCTTCCAAAAGGATCCAACACAATTGAATATGTTTCAGCATCTATTTTTCCAAGAATATCTGGCATAACACTGAGAGCATCGTTATAAGATGGAACTTCTGTCTTACACGATATGTTTCGTAAACGTTCTAACTCGTGTTGTGTTTTTGTGGTGAACGGTGACTCGTATATGTTTGATGAGTACAGAAATGAACGACCGACTACAAAAATGAATGTCAAGATATCAATATCTTCATTATTTTGAAGAACAATAATTGCTCGATTCTTAGGACGTGTTATAACAGAAGAAAACATACAACCCATCGTGTTAGTATCAGTATATATCCGGAATACATCACATTGCAATGAAAGTGCTGCATATTCTAGTTCGTGTATAGGTGATAATTCGTTTGCATCATATGCGTCTTGAATTCCTGAGATAATTCTTGCCATATTTTTCTTAAGAACATCGTCCTTTGAAAACGGAGGAAACTCTTCCAGAATGTCAAAAACTTTTGCAGCATGTGAATCAGAGACACGCTTCCATGTAGAAATAAATGAACATTTTAATATTATAGAAACAGATTCAACCGGAGACTTTATTATAATGTTTTTTATGTTCGCTTTTGGACTTAGAAGACGAGGGAGTGTTTTGGTAGCATGACCGATACCAACGCGGAAATACCCAGAAACTCCGGAAGGAATACGTCTTCCAGAACGAGTAATTAGTTCATAAGACTCGTCAATATAAAGCGAATTAATTAAAGCTAATGGTAGAAATGCAAACCGGTATTCCAACAAGTTTGTTTTTGTTTCACTGAGAACATAATATTTATCATCATCTTCATTCTTCAGTTCTTTCTTACGAGGACTTTTATAACAACATGGAAAATTTCCCGTCTTTGTAAATCCAGGATATACCAATGCTTTGTCGCGTTTTATTACAGTAAATTCACGAATATTATTATCATCAGAAATACGTATTTTTCCTTTGCATTTAGGACACTTAGGTATCCCATCTGATTTATCGAGCTGATTTTCTTGAAGAGGTATATTATCACGTACACACCAATACTCCGGACATATAACACTTCCTTTGGGATTTTCCAATGGCATTAATTTTTCTTCATCTAGGTAAGTCGTGGGATCATATTCTGTATTGGTTAGCCGTTCAAAGTCCGTATTTGTCAAAATAATCGGCTGATGCTTATGTTCACATTTTTTAGGAAATACAGGCGTATCAAATGTTTTTGGATCAAATGTTCGTAAACGTTCATTAAAATAACTATACTTTGCATCTTGTTTTTTCTGAGCTGAACTTGTTGTACGAGTAACAACTGTAGATGTATCTTCCGATTGCTCTTCCTCTAGATAATTAAACAAATCACCGTAATCTTGTGTTATTTCAATCGCTGGTTCAACTAATGATTTTACTTCTACTGTTTCCATTCGCTTGGGGCATATTTTATCTAATTCATCTGACTTAGTTGTCGATAGAATGAATCGAAGAAGATTTGCATATTTAATAGCTAAATCAATTTTACCAACAGATGAGAAGAGTATGTATTCGGGCTCAATAAATATCAAAGGATATCCTCTAAATGAACGATCGGCGAGTGATGGATTCTCTGCTAGTTTATCATCAAGTTGGCGTAATATCTTGGTTGCTTCATCAGCTGTAATATTTAATTCAGTTTGAACATCTTGAGTACTTAAGAATCCCTGATGCGATCGCATTTGTAAAAGTTTAATTTCAACAGCACTAACATTATCTGCAGTATGATCTGTTCGTAGCAAACGGAATGTATCTGTTTTGTCCATAACTCCGAAGAACGATGACACGCAATTAAATCTACGTAGATCAAGTTCGTCATTTACTGGATTTTTGTACTTAATAACAATTGATAGATCATCTAGAACCCACCGGTCCAAATCTAAGTCAGCCATATCAGTAAACCCTATAACAGCATCTAAAGAAAGAAGCCATTCGTGTAACTCGCGTTTTAGCTGCTCAAGTGTCTTTTTAGATTTCTTATCACGATATGTTGATAGCACAATATCAGAAGATGTTATCGAAATACGATCAAAGTTTTCCTTGGATGTTCCGCGATACATAAGAAGAGTTGGGCGATTTCGTTGGGGTTTTGTAGCATTGACCCAACTTTTTACAATGGAAACGTCTATAACTGGTGATTTATTTTTTGTATCTTCGGTATAAAATTTATGACGATTTGATTCACTACGCGACGTAAAAAACTGAACATATGGAATATCGGAAGATACAGTTAATCCATAAAAAATTTGTTCAAATCTCGTACGAATGGCAGATCCAAAATCTGTTGTAACAAATGGAACAATAAAACGTGTTCGCTTAATTGAAACTGATTCTTCTTCTATAACTTTTAAATGCAATAAATCGTTCAACAGTTTACTATTTTTTGTCAATAAGTTGACAGTGTCTCCCGAGAGTCTTGGAGGTGTATTTGCCTGTAAAAATGGAAAGTATGATCGTGTAACTTGTTCATCCTTTTCAGTGTATAATTTCACTAAAAAATCCGTAATATCATCACTCGAGTGATACGAAAATAATAAACTTTTTAGCTCGGCGATAGGTAATGTTGTCGATGAAATTTTAGAAGATGTTTGATCTTTTACAATCAGGGGCAATATGTACGAACGGGCTTCTTCGACACCTAGAATACGATACTCAATAAAATCAGAATCCGGCATAAAAAGTTTTGATAGGGTTTCGGGGACAGCTAACCAATCGTCACGATCATACGATTCAAATGGGATCGATAAAGCAGGCGAACGATATTGCCGCTGGTACTCTTGAAATTGGTCTTTCTGGGTGGGTTGACCGTTATATGAGATACGATCAAACAAAGCCTCCCATCGACGAGGATCTTTCATGTAATAATCTTTTGGTAACTTTACACCAACAAGAATAAATAAACGGTTTGGATGGACATCTAATACAATACCAATTTGCTGACGAACTGTTTCAATCATATCGTCTTCAAAAAATGAAACATTAAATCTTTCTTTTGTATCAAAGTTGACAACTCGCCGTTGTAACATCTTATTTATTAGAGCGGAGAATCTGTGATGGTCATTCCGCAGTATGTAGTGGGTGACTGTGAATAATTAACCTGCTTATAAATTCCTACTTGAATACCATCTTGCAATAAACGTCGGAAGTTGGTCCAAAATTCAGGAGTATGACCAACAGTTGTAGTCATTAGGTGAGCCATTTCGTGTAGGATGACAAACATAATTGTATTTTCATCTACTAGTTTTTTCGTTGACTTATCTCGTAAACAAACAACTATCTTTTCACCTTTATTTTCGGAATAAGATGTACTATCTGCATCCAAGTCATTCTCAACCATATTGGACGGATTAAAACGATCAACCATTACCTTTACTCGGGGATCAGCCATTGATGCAGGATCAGATCTGTAATGTTCAATTAATGAATCTAAATTTGACCTTATTTTTGCCATTAAGTCTGCAGCACCTTGTTTATCCGGTAAATTCTGAACATGATATGTGTTACCATCACTCATGCTTCGAACTTGTGTTGTATTTGTTGGACCACGTGATGACAGAAGTGCCAGAGCAACTCCTGAGCCTACTAAAGCTACAGGCCACATTATTATCTAGTTAGTTTGAATTTACGCCTCTAGGCCACGCTTGAACGGGTTAGCCTCAATGGTCGTGTTCACGAAAGGACCAACCTTGACCTGGGGATTGGGCGTCTCAGAACGAACATCCCAAGAGGCATTTCGGTTCGTCTGCGATACACCGGCGATGGCCGTATTTGTGTGGTAACCAGCATCAAGGAAGTTCTGGCCCTTTAGGTCACCCATGCCCGCCGGATTTACAGCGGCCCACGAGGCACCTAGACCACCCTTAGGAAGTAGCTCATCTGCACTCAAAGTAGACTCAGAGTATGTCGACTGAGAAGAAGGGTGGCGAGCCTGTAGAGACTCAGACGGTTGGGCATTAGAACCGCCACCGTGAGGAGCCTTGGGGAACGGACCGGAATCCGATGAAGGACCCGATACACCTAGCTTCTGGCCAAATATCTCCATGCCTTCGCCCATAAAAGACTTACCCGATGAATACGTTGACATTAAATACGCTACCACAACAATACCCCCTAGAACGAGGGCGAGACGAGTCGAGGAAGGCTGGAACTTCATTACGTTTATATCCAAACAAAGACAAAAGTTTTGAAAACGAGGATACGCATTTTGGGACGATTCAAATTTATAGAAATAGATAAGGGATGGAGGCAATCATTTTTGCCGTAGTGACGATTACTTCGATATTGGCAACAGTATACCTATTCGGTATGAGCCAAGTCGGGTTTCTAAAAAAGAACTGGGTTCAATACCGATGTAATCCAATCTATATGCCGATGGCGGGAATGGTTGGACAAGATGTTGTTACAAATTTTACACAATGTACGATGAAAAGCTTTCATGATTATACGGGCTTTATTATGGATCCCGTTATGGCCGAAGTCAGTGTAATCACAGACAGCGTCTCTGAAATTGCAGATGGAATGGATGAAATGCGTAGTATGATGGGAGGTGTTCGTGGCGGGTTTTTAGGTATACTTGGAACTGTTTTCGGAAAAATTCAAAATGTTATGAGCCAGACACAATATATAGTTATTCGTATGCGGACACTCATGGCTCGAATTGTAGGTGTGTTAATGTCGTTCGTATACGTATTCTACGGTGGAATGGAAACGGGTTCCGCTGTAATGAATGGTCCTATTGGTAAAACGGTTGAAATGTTATAAGTGTAAGAAATAATGTGGTTGTTTATTCTATTACCAATTTTTGCAATAGCAACGGCTATGATTTTTCATGCCAGCTATTCAATCGATAAGGTTAAGTCGGAATGGATACAATATCGATGCAATCCGATGTATATGCCATTTTCCGAAATGATAAATCCTGAAGTAACCGTGTCAGAAAATTTTCAGTATTGTATGGGCCAGATGAGCGGTGAAGCTGTAAAAATACCACTTGACGCCGTTCATGCGATAACAAGTACAGCTACGGATTCAATTTCTGAAATGGCTGGCCCTTTAGATATATTTCGTCAAATATTTAGCCGTTTACGTATGTTTATGTTAAGCTTCACGTCAACAACTCTCGGTAAAGTTTCAAATTCGTCGAGTGTATTTATAGGTTACTTGATCAAGATTCGCGACATTCTACAGCGATTTGGCGGCCAAGGGTACATTGCGTCGTATTTGGCATACGTTGGTATATCATTTATTGAATCATTCGTTACATTATGTATAACAGTTATCAAGGGATTTGTGTATGCTATGTTATGTATTGCAATCGTTCTTGCTTTGTTTCAACCTGAAATTCTTGCTTTGGTGTTAGTGATGGCGTCTATGTTAGCAGCTGCAGGAGCGTAAAAAAATCCTATCAAATCAATAAGTAAAGAATGATTGGTAAAACCGAACTTGTTGTAGCATTTTTTGTCGCAGCCGTTCTCGCTGGGCTTTTTGTAAAGTTTGGCTCTAGCTCACCGGTAGCTGCTCGTGAGCATTTTATGCAGCAGGAAGTAGGTATGCCTCTAGCTGCTGGTGGTATTGGACCTTACGATGGTGTAAGTATGGCTGGCGCTGCTGGGTTTATGGCGACTGAACCCACAGAAGCCGGTGGCGCTGCCCCTGCGGGAGCTTCCGCTGATCCGAATAAGTTAATGTATCTTGTAGACAACAAGGTTGATGATAGCTGTTGCCCGTCTTCATTTAACACAGATACAGGTTGTATTTGTCTAACAGGTGATCAGCGTAGTTTTATGGCATCGCGCGGTGGTAATAAGGTATAAACTTAAACAGAATGTATAATAATAATCTAATGGATGCAAAAAAGATATTTACAGATTTTCTAAATGACTTAAAGTCGACGTTTCCCGTCTTCAAGTCAATTGATGATGTAGATGTTGATAAAATAGCCGCAGAACTGGAGACTTTTTACCCCGATGCTCTTCAAGTAGTTCAGAAAGATGCTGTTTTTTTTGAAAGTCCTCGTATCCTGTTTGGAAGAGATATTTCACAAATTTGGGATACCACAGAAGAGACTCAAACGGCTGTTTGGAAGCATCTTCAAATTTGTATGATTGCTTCGTTTCTACATGGTGATATGAAGAGTAAGATGGGTAAGGTTATGGAAATTGCCAAGACTATGCTTGGTGATCGCGGTGATGCCGTTTCTAAACTTTTTGATGACGAAGCGACGGAAGGTAGATTTAAAGAAATTATTGAATATGTGATGCAAACGCGAGTTGCTAAACTGTTTCTTTCATTAATCGAGCAGTTTGATATGAGTGAATTTGATCTGAATGTTGAAAATCCTCAGCAACTAATGGAACTGATTCAGAATCCCGAGAATCCGATGATCAAAAAGATGATTGCTAAAGTTCAGACTCTAGTGAATGAAAAAATGCGTCGTGGCGAGATAACTAAGGATCAAATTGTGACTGAGATTGAAGAGATTAAGTCAAAAGTTGTATTATCATTCGGTGATGTATTTAGCGATATGTTAGGACTAGGTGGTAAAAAAGATAAGAAAGATCGTCCTGTACTCAATACTCCCCAAGCTCGTGCTCAATATAGACGCGATCGTCTCCGCATGAAGCTTCAAGAAAAATACAAGAAGTAGAAAAACTCGCCGTAAAAATAAGATGACAGAACAAATTTGGTTCAAAGATCCAGCGATCCTTTTCACACAGTCGACGTGGAATCGGTTCGTCCCGACTGCTAACATGACAACTGCAGAGTCGTTGAACTCTGTAGTTCGCTTTACGGTGTATTTTTCTGTGCTTCTGTTCTTATCAACAGGAGTTAACGCGTATGTACTCGCAATACCCACTGTAATGGTTCTAACAATTGGGCTATATAGTATATTTCCAAATGGAAAGACGATAGAATCATTTACAGTTCGTGCCGCAAAGCCGACTGGCAAATATACGATGCCCATGGAACAAAATCCTTTTATGAATGTTTTACTTACTGAAATAAATGATAACCCGAATCGCGAAGACGCGGCTCCGATAAGTCGCAAGGATGTAAAGAAGGCTGTTGAACAGAGTTTTAAGCACACAAATGATGTATTTATGGACACAACAGATGTATTTGATCAGACTCAAGCTATGCGTACATTTCATACACTACAATCTGCTAAAGTTCCCAATGATCAAGATGGATTCTTACGTTGGATGACGAAAGGATTCGATGAGATCGATACATCATCGGCTCCTCCTGCGCGTGGTGCAAAGATATTAAGTGAAGGATTTGTTCAACAGAAGACCCTACTTACGGCTCTTCCGAATGGTACGATGCCGCGTCTTACGGGAACGAGTACGTCTACGGCGACCTCCGGATTTGCTGCTAAGTAATTTCTTTTTTAGATCATCCTTATCAGTAACAGAACCATCGATCCGGTTCGCAATCTTTCCGTCTTTAACAACGACCATGGTGGGATATCCACTAATGCCCAACTCGTCGGGAGTATTATCAGATGATACATTGGCCATATCCATAATACCTTCTTTTGCTAGTTCGTCCCATACGGGTTTGGTAGCGATACAGTGTCCACATGTGCGCATAAAAAAAAGAATCGCTACCGGACCTTTAGACTTCAAACGGTCTTCTACTTGTTTTTTTGTCTTAATGGTTTTACCATCATCTTTTATCTCGTCCATTTATCATCATCCTCGTTAAAAAACACAGATAGAAGTAAATGTCGTCCGAAAATAATCGTAGTCGATCAGCTTCAACAAATAGCGCTAAAAGTGATGCTAGCGTTGGTCCAAACGTAAAGCTTTATGGTCAGACCGACTTTACGGGTGTAGTTGAGAAGTATCCGTTAAAACAAGCCCTTATAAAGGGTTTGGAACAACGTCGTAAAGCTCTTGGAACGACGGGTGGTAAGACTCGTCGTCACAAGAAGACCCAGAAGCGTAAACAGCACCGTAAAACAAGTCACCGTAGAAAGTAAATGCAAAGTCATTGGGCTGGATACTTAAAAGCTGTAGGAGCCACTGTAGTTCCATCAACATCTCATCCTCCGGTTGCAACGTATAAGACAACGGATGATTCGAAAGGTATGACTGGATTTTTAGATTTGAATCCTAAGAAGCCCGAAGTACAGGCTCGTTATGATGCTATGTCTGGATCATGGGCTGGTATAAAGGCATCAGAAGCTGCAGAAAGTAAAGGAGTCTTCACGACTGAATTTGCTCCTTTAAAAGTTAAGAACAGTGTCGTACCCAGATGATTCTAGTAGATATCCTAGACTTATATATTTGCAAATAATATCCGATACCTTTTCAGGATTAGTCAATTCATTAGACTCAAACTGTATTTTTTTAGGATAATATGCTACACCTTTTTGTTTTAGATAGTTTGCAAACTCATCTAAAATAACAACATCGTGCCCTTCTGTGTCAATTTTTAAAAATGCACATCCTTGTATTTGGTGAAGATCATAAAAACTTCCAAGAGACATCATTGATACAGTTACTCGACTAACATGATGTGTAACATTATGATGAATATGTAGAGGATGATAGTTGCCAATTGTATTACAACCGGCAAACCAATCGGCCAACCCGTGCTCTATAATTTTCGCACGAGGGATAAAATATACATCAGTTGTTTTTCCTTCTTCACATTTACCCGTAATTGCTAAGCAGCACTTTTGAACATTAACTTTATTTGGAAGGTTATCTAAATAAATTTGAAGTGGATCAATAGAAAATCCAGTTACAGAATCATCGGCGTCTTCTATAATTGTCCAGAAATCAGCAGTTCCTATTTCAATGAAATCTATATTTTTCATTTAATGGTGATTATATTATCAATATTTAAACCTAAAAATATCGAATTTGATCGTAACAAGACCATCGAACTAGAATTCCAATTCCTTTAACAAAGTTAATTTGATTTTCAAGTTTTAAAGATATCCAATTCTCAATACATCCTGATTCATAAGATTCAACAACTTCTTTAAACAATGAAAGTTTTGAATTTGGGATTCGATAAAAAAATGTATGAACTCCATTTTCCATTCCGTAATTATCTGTTCTACAGAATGTGGGAAGTTCCGATGGCTCCCATTCAATTTTATTTTGTAACACGTATCTACCGGTAATTTTATAAATATTTGAATACTCTTCTGTTAAGTTGGAAAATGCAGTAAGCAAAAGAATCTTTTCGCCTAGTCCCTTTTCAAGAGAATTATTCACTGACTTATTAAATTCTAAGTTAATAAACTGATCTACTTTTGATCTCAGAGCATCCATCCAATCGGAAGGAGGACTACATTCAATTAATAAGATATGAGCATCTGGCATGTATTTACGAATAGAATCAATTGTTTCAAGTGTTTGTTCAAACCGTTGTTGGTGTGAATAAATACTTCGCGTTTCAGAGTAGCTCAGTGGTTTATTTGTAGTTTGTACCACAGAGGTTACAATAATACAGTCTTTCATGTATTAATTAATGAATATGATATTTAAATTATAATTTCGCAATTCCATATATCTGATCCTGGCTATTAATGCCACCAGCAGATACCTCTATGGCCTTAGTTGGTATAATTAAAGCTTGCGAGTCGGCGCCACCTCGATGTTTACGCACACGACGAATAGTACGACGACGAGACTTACGCGAGCGTTTTAAAGTCTTTCGGGGCATTTCTTTGCTTTGAGTAAAGAGAAGAATGAACGACGACATATTATTTTTACTAGGTGTTGTCGTTGTTGTGGTATTGATTGTATTTGTGACGCGGTATCGTGTTGAGTCGATGACTAATAAAGATCTAGTAAGTGCTCTACAGACTCACGGTACTCCCGATGCAAAAAAGAAGAAGAAGGACGACCCATCTGAATTAGAAATCTATGGTCCTAAAGCTGAAAAAGTGGTTCCCTCAACAAGTCGTAGTAAAACAGGAGAAGATAGTAGTTCTGGAACATATCCCGACATTTATGGACCAGATATCCCACTAGTTCCAGGAACAAAGACGAAGTCAATGCCTGGTAAGCATACATCCGATAATGTAGATGATGAAACATATGATTTTAACCCAGACCTACAAAAAGCATTTCCGACGGAAGGTCCACCGCAAGCCTTTTTAACAGATTTCTCTAAGTTCCAGCATAAGAAGTAAGTATGTTCGGACTCCAAAACTTTCGTGGAAGTTGTTGGATTAATGCTTGTCTACAGGGAATCTTTCGTATTCCCGATGTTCAGTCGCGATACGATAAAGGAATTTTTGAAACAAACAATGTCCTAGACGAATGTTTATGTAAGATTTGGAAGACCGGAGGAAAGGAAGGTTTGAATGAATTCTTCCAGGCTGTGAAAACTCACCATATGCCAGCGGGGAATGGTATTGGTGATAGCCACGAGCTTTTACAATACTTATGTGATCGATTACCTTATTTAGACGCTCTTTGTCGATTCAAGGTTGCCGATTCTGTACAATGTAACTCCTGTCCCGTAAAGATAATAAAAGAAGACAGTGTAATTGAATTTGATATTACAACCACAGAACCGGATACTCCTATATTGGATTGTATACAACGTGTTGTAGCACCTACCAAAATTGATACCTGGAAATGTGAAAAATGTAATAAACAAGGATGTACTAACAATTACTTAATTGGGTCATTTCCTCAAGTAATGACATTTCACGTTCGATCGATTAATGGATCTGTTGGATATTCGAGCATTCTTGTTTTGAACAAAAAGAAATATGCTCTTATCGGAATCATTTGCTACACTGGATCTCACTGGTGGACATACGGACGAAATTTACCTCCAGGTTCTTCATGGTGCAAAATAGATGACCAACATATTCAAAACTTTGGGCCTAAACAGTTTCCAGTATCTACAGCAATGCGAATGTTAATTTATTATCGTCTAGAAGAATAATGTTGCCGTATCCGACAATCTTAGCAATCTCAATCGCGGGAGTTGTAATGGCGTGTATATTCGTTTTTATAGGCACTGGTAGCATTATGTCAGTTCTTGTAGTTATGGGACTTGCTGGTCTTTTATTCTACCTTCTTCAAAAGTTTGGTGTCTTTACAGTTGATCTTTCTAAATCTGGATTAGATCTTGGATTTCACGAAACTCCGGCTGGACCTGCACCAGCCTCTAAGAAAATGTCAATGAAGTCAATCGAAAAGAAAGAAGTATTTTACGTAAGCGGTAATAGTTACACATATGATGAAGCTCCGGCGCTATGTGCAGCGTATGAAGCTGATCTTGCGTCATATGATCAAGTGATGGAAGCATTCTCAGGTGGTGCTGAATGGTGCGGTTATGGCTGGACTCAGGGTGGTATGGCCCTATACCCGACACAGCAGGCTACATGGGAAGCTTTACAGCAAGAGACTGATCAGTCAAAGCGCACTGGCTGTGGACGTCCCGGTGTGAATGGTGGCTATTTCGATCCTGCTACGAAGTTTGGTGTCAACTGTTACGGTGTCAAGCCCGGTAACAAGGATGTGAAGTTACCGCTACCGCTACCTGGTACCGATACAGCTACATTTAATAACATGGTCAACAAGTTCCGTTCTATGATCGGAAAGATTACACTATCTCCTTTTAATCGCGATGCTTGGTCTGAAATGAAAGTTTCTGTTCCCAGTACAAATGAGCACACACAACTACCCGCTGGACACACCGGTAAATAGACCGATTTTCGTTCCAGGTGATGAAGAGACGGGATTTGCTCCGGTTATAAATCCGGCTCCATCATCACAACAAGATCAAACTCACCGAAATCTAACATGGTTGCACCACAAACCGCAGAACCATGCTATTTTTCCAGTAGCCACACAACCGGTGAAGATAGGAAAGAAAAAGTAAATGTGAAATACAAAGATGATTGAAGTTGCACTTTTACTAGGACTTGGTGCCGTCGGATACGCACTTGCTGTTCAGCAGCCACGTACAGGCGATCAGCGTGAGGACTTTACAGGTGTCGCTCCTCGCCCTACAGAAAGCCATTCAGACAATGTAGTTCACTCTCAACACCAACAGGGTCACGGTAACGAAGTTCCTTTCTTTGGTGCCGCCCTAAAGCAGAGCACCTATTCAGGTGGCACCGATAGCATTCTAGATCACCACACAGGAGCCGGTAAGGAATACTTCCAGAAGAGCGAGGCAAAGTCATTTTATGATGCCAAGCCTGCTACTGGTAATCCGTTTGGCAATGCTAACGAGTCCGACTTCATGCAGTCACGCATGGTTTCAGGTCAGAACATGAAGAATGTATTCCCTGTTGAACAGGTACAGGTTGGTCCTGGTGCGAACGATGGTTACACTAATTTAGGTAAGGGTGGTTTCCAACAGGATCAGCTCCGTGAGTATGAGCTTCCCAAGACGACCGATGAAATTCGCACAGATACTCGTCCTAAGATATCCTACACTCAAGAGCCCGTACCCGGTGCTTCGCAGATCACGCAGCCGGGTATCCAGGCCGAGGTGAACAAGAACAAGCCTGATCGTTTCGTTCTATACGGTCTAGAGCGTGCCAATACGGCCGTCGGTGCCCAGACAGCTCCTCGTATGTATCCTGAACAGCCCATGAAAGAGACATCTCGTGCTACAACGAGCACTTCTTACAATGGTATTTCATCCAGTGGTAATTCAGTCTTCTCGTCTTATATCCGTGCATTTACTGAGCCTTACCAGGAGTTCATGAAGCTAACAACTGAGGGACGTCCTGGCCCTGCTGGCGCTCAGGGTACTGGGTTTGCTCCTGGTGCTGAAAGCTACTCAATCCAGACCAAGAAGGATGAGTCTGTTCTCTCTGATGCCACCCGTATCAATCCTCCGATCCAGCGAGTGAATGCTCACGCTGATAGTCTTGGCTCGTTCCGTTACAATGAGCCTCTACAACAGGATATCTTGGTGGATCGCAATCACCCGTCGATCTTAGACGCTCACACAAACAATCCGTATACACAGAAGTTAACCTCTTTCTAAACAATGGAGGCAATTCGCGAACAATTAGTCTATAAAGAAGGAAAAGTCACTATTTGTATGAAAGAGTTAAAACCTGTAGAACAATATGAAGTAATCCGTCTTTTGCTGGCAACACGCACAAAAGACGTTTTAATTTGTAGTCACGATTCAACAAATGAATATATTAATAAATTACTTCTAAAACTTCAATTAGAGATGACGACGTGTAAAGCGCCGACTACGCAAATGATTTCGTAATGTTTGGTGATAACCGCCTGATGCATGTAGAGATCCATCCTTTTTTATGCACGGCGCTCTTCCACCAACATCTGCGCACTTAGGTGTTCCTCCTGTATTTGAAGATCTTCCAGATTTATTTCCCTTATTTTTCTTGCTTTCCTTGCTTTCCTTGCTTTCATAAATTTTTCGTATCATTCGTTCAACACTTTCATATGGAGCAACATCTACACCCGGATTCTCTGTTTTGAATTTCTCAATAATAGGCAATAACTCTAGAGAATCTCTAACTGGACCAATTTCAGTCCTCAACTTATTCCAATTATCATCTGTTACAGCTGGAGGTTTAACAAGACTATTGTTATTATTATCGTTTACCTTTATCTTTTCATAGTCTTTTGCAAGCTCGGCATCCCGTTCTTTCAAGAGAGATTCAAGTTCTTTTAGTTTATTAGAAGCAACAAGCTTTTCAAGATTTTTATCAAACTTGGCCCTTGCTTCTGCCTGTAGTTTTTCATCTTCTTCAAATTTTGATTTTGTTTGTTCCAACTGTTTGATCATTTCATCTTTGCGTAATGATTCTTCTATCATCTTTCGTTCTTTTTCACTTTCTGTTCCCTTCATATATGCCTTCGCTTGCTTTACCGTTTCACCAGTCTTATACTCGCTACGCGTCATAGATGCAAGAATATTGGCTTCTTTTCTCTTGTCAATTGCGTTTTGTATCTGATCTAACATTCCTATTACGCTCGTTGCATCGGGAGGTAATGCTCGAGAAAGTGTAGCTTTTGCCGTAACATTATCCTCTTCAACACCGGTTTTATTCTTGATCATAAATGTCTTCTTACTTACGCTTAATATAGGTGAATTTAGAACATTATTACTAGACTCCGTAGCACCAGTAATAGTTACACGAACATCTGTCTTTAGTGATGGATTTGATCCAGTGAATGTTACTGTTTGCACTCCATCTGTAGACGGATCTGAGAAGGATGTAATACCTATATCACCAAGACCAGAAATTGTAGGACGACTCGGAAGCTCAATAGATCCAACGAATAAAGATGCAAGAATTAGATCGTCTGGTGTAATGGGAGATTTGCCAACTTCCGTTTCTAACTTTTGGATTTGCAGTGCAGTTGGCTTAGGGAGAGTTATTTGAGAAGGATCTATTACAGCTTTTATTATTTTAGTATTTATGTCAACATTATCTTCATCGAGTGTTTCAATAGCATTGAAATCAGTTACACGTATTATATTGTTCTTAATTTGAACCTTTTTCTTGATTAAAAATGCTAATGTGTCGACAACTACAGTCATCGGTGTTCTCGGATTGGTTGTTTTAAATTTCTCAATATCTTTATTTGATATCTTATTCACATTCAATCCGCTTAACCATGTTATAATTTTTGAAAGATTGATAAACACTTTATCATAATCTTTATCTCCAAATGAAAAATCATAAATGACTCTCAGTACATTCTTAAACCGAAAGAATGTATATAAATCTCCACCACCTTCAAAATATTTTATGATATGCTTAATCTCTATTTTACCATCCAATTGTCGCGTTAATTTATAAATTGGTGAGCCTTCATTTATTACATATATTGGGCTAACTAGATCTGATAAATTATCAAATACATCTTTTGTGAGTTGTATATTCGGTTTCCCTGTTTTTGAGTCTATTTCAACCATATCTGCCAAAATGTCAATAAACTGCTTGAATGATAATGATTCCGGTACTATTTTTTCAATATAGCTTTTACTAATAGTTGTCTTCTTAGGAACAGTTCTTAACCACGATTGAACTGTAAGTATTTTTGCGGAACGCTCTTTATTTATCTTTAGAAGTTCAGTATTGTAATCACCCGGATAAACAGGCATAACAAATACACCGTAAAATGCAATAATTAAGTTCTTTATTTTTTGAAGAACTTCCCACGTTATAGTCGATTTACCGTCTACAAAGGGACCATTCTCTATTATTTTATATAATTTCCCATCCAATGCACCGCCGCGCTGTCCATGATAGCCCCCTTCATGGCCGTCTCCCACTATCGTATCGATGTCAATTGTACCAGTTGGCTTGGCAAGTATAGACTTAAACGCCCGCATTATAGCACGGGCTCGTTCAAGAAAAGAAGAAAGAACATCACGAGCAGCAGGATCATTGGCAATAGCAGCAGCAGGATCATTGGCAATAGCAGCAGCCTCGTCAACAGCAGCAGCAGCCTCGTCAACAGCAGCAGCAGCATCAGGATCATGAGCAGCGTTATTGACAGCATTAGCAGCAGCATCAACACGATAACGAGCAACAGGATCAGCAAGGCCACGAGCAGCAGCAGCAAGGCCACGAGCAGCATCAGCAGCGGCCTTGATTAGCGCTGCAATTATGGTACGTGTCCGAAGAAAGTCTGGGGTAATAGCTTCTAGTGCTCTTGCATTTTCTTCTGCATTTCTCTTTTGTTTTTTTTCTATAAATTCATTTTCTTTTTGTTTAGTATTATCTCTTCTCTTATAAGCTTCAATTGATCTTATCTCCGCAATTGCTGAGATGATATCAATTCCGGCATAATCGGCCATTGTACCGCCGCGTTGACCACCTGTCATACTAGGATCATCTGATATAAGAAGACGAATGAAATCAGGGTCTAACCGAGGAACAATTATACGAGGGTTATTATTATTGTTTTCTTCAACGTATTTTACATAAGTCTCTAAGAATTGAGTAGGTGGTTCATATACCACATCTTGTTCACCTTCCTTAAATATAAATTCTTTGTTTATAAATTTATAAATTAAGTTGATCGGTATTACATCATTATTTATTAGTGTCTTCTCTTTCATTATGTTAACCCATTCACGTATCTTTTTTATTTCACCTTCTTCTATACCTTGTTGAGGAGGAACTGGAGCTGTCACGAAAGGAACGCTATATTTTACATTATCATATACATACTTGTCAGTTACCTTATCATACTTAGCCAACTTAATAGGAAACTGTTTTAGTGTTGGTATAAATTGAGATACAG